TATAAAACCAAAGGGTTGAAGTTTTTTTATAATATCTTCTTCGTATTTAAAACCAGCTCTTGACATATCAAGTTTTTAACTATTTAGAGTTTACCTCCAACAACAGCATTACCAACAACGCGAGTATGATCTTCAAGGGTGCCATCAATCTCACACTTAAGATGCCATTCGGTCATTAGAATAACATCTTCTTTCTTCAAACCAGTGAGCATTTTTCTGCCCTGAACAGTCATAGTGCTATGAAGTCCATAGCGTGTTTCCCACACATAGAATGCTTCATTAATGAGTTCAGCACCCTCTGGTACAACGACTTCATCAGTTGCTGTCTGAATCATCTTCCTCCTTCTTTTTATTGAAACCAAAAGGTCCTTCTTTTTCTTCCAAAGCAAGTTTCAGTGCAAGTCCACCGACTGCTTCCATAACTTTAAGAACTTGTTCTGGTTTTGCATCTTCACCAAGTTCTTTTGCAACATACCAATACTTAGGCCAAAAGGTTTCACCTGCTTTTTGATAGTCTTCAAGCGTCAGTAATTTCATTCTTCAATGCCTCTTCAATCTGTTTATCAAGTTCAACAATTACATTACGAATGTTCTTGACCCGTTCGGGACAGGACTTCTCATCATATGTGTAGACTTTTGTGTCTGTAAAGAGTGAGCATCTGACATCCATTGCAGTTGCCATATCCATTTCAACATTAATCACTGTCTTCCTCCAAATGTTTGTCTATCTGTTGTGAAATCTCTCTGACCTTTAGGATACCTTCGTCAGAAAAGAAACCAGGATGGTCTTTTGTATACAAGAAAAGATGATGACGCAGAATAATTGCGTCACGTCTATCTAATTCAAGGTTGATCACCCTTCACCTGCCTCAGCATCATCACCAGTGTAAGGTTGAAAACCTACGTCAGGGGGTGGGTTATTTTCAAAAGTATCGAAAACTGCTTCCGCTTCACTTGTGAACAGATTAGAGAACCAGTCTTTAATACCGTACCAAACAGTCCACTGCTTTTCATTAGTGTCAGTCATTTTTCATTCTCCAGTTTAACACGATAAACGGTGCGACGAGCAAACCGTTGATCAATCTTGAGTTTGCCCACATAGAGGGCAACAAGCCAGGCGGTAAAGAGGAAACCCTCAAACCACCCCATGGTGTTCCATGCTTCTACTGCTGCGTCCATCAGATCTCTCCTCTCAATTGTTCAATTTCTTTTTCAAGTTGACGAGTCACTGCCTCAGGAGTGTAAGCACCAGTTTCCTCCCTACGGCGATCCATCTCTGCTTTTACCTTTTGAGTGATGGAAGCATGGCGACGGATCTCTCCACCCATAGACATTTGGTTTTTGGTTTGGTCCATGCAGAACTTAAGTTGCATAAGTTCCATATCATCAAAATTAATCACAGGTCACCCTCTTTACGGTTTTCAGAATAGTATGCATCGAATGTTCCTTCAGGATATCGAGCACTGAGTTTCTCAATATTCATATCAAGAATCTCATCAAAGTTAGTGTCAAGTGCCATGAATGCTTGAGCAAGATACCAGCAGATGTCACCAAGTTCACGCTTCATGTGGAACACATTGTCTTCATTGTAAGGTTTACCTTGAAAGACAATCTTTTTCACAACCTCAGTAAACTCACCAGACTCTGCAGTAAGACCCAAAGCAGCAGTAAGAAGTTGAGTTGTGTTTACATCATTGACTTCCAGTTCAGCAAGACGTGCTGCCATGATGGCATAGTCCAGACTAGGCGGGCTGGTGGTTTGCTTTACAAACTCAATGTAGTTGTTCATAGATCGACTTCTTTTAAATCAGATTGTTGTAGTTCTAGTTTTTGTCCTTTAATTTCAACGTATTCAACTTCTTGCCAACTACCGCCAACACCACCGTCCATGTTGACTACGATGTCGCGGGTAGGAAGTTGCTTACCGTTAGAGACATCAATGATGTCACCAGGCAAAGGATTGAACACGAAGTAATGTCCGTCCCAGTATTTGTTTCTGGTATGCATAAGGTTGACTGCATCTCTTTCGATACCACAGTCAGCAATCTTTTTGCCGTTTGGATCAAATACAGAGTAGTAACCGTTCATTAGAATTTGAATCCATCAAAGGACTTTTTAGGTTTGTCATCATAACTATACTCCTCTTCCTGACCACTGTCAACCACATCAGTCTGAGCAGTCTGTTCGCAATCATATAGTCTCATCTTGGCACGGTCGATACCAACGATAAACCTCTTGAAGATGGTCGGGTCATTGTATCGGTTCTTCAACTGCTTCACCATAATCTGTCCCAGTTCCTCGAGCTCTTCAGTACTAATAAGGGCAAACATAAGATCAGCAGTAGCAGGCAAGCCAAAGGACTCACTAGTATCAGTAAGCTCCACGTCAGAGCTGCCATAACCAGAACGGGTAGTCTGGGTGGCAGATACGATAGGTACGTTCGCTTCGACAGCGAGTCCTCTAAGCTCTTCAGCAATCGCCTTGATATAGCTATATGAATTGACAGAAAGGTTTCCGCGATACCTAGAGGAAGCACATATATTAAGGTAATCAATGAAAATAATGTCAGGACGAAATGATTTCTTAATAGCGAGTTCATTAAGGAGACCACGGAAATGTCCTGCATGAGCAGTAGCGGTAGGATACTCTTTAATAATTAGGGTGCCTTGAGTCTTTTTAGCGAGACTTGTCACCTTATTCTCAAACATCAACTTAGGAAGTTCTCCTATCTCTTGGATAGGAACGTTGAGAAGGTTAGCATCAATTCGCTCTGCAATTTTTTCCTCAGCCATTTCAGCCGTGATGTATAGTACGTTCTTTCCATTGAGGAGTGCTGCAGCTGCGACATGGCACATAAACAAACTCTTACCGACACCAGTGCCAGCGAGAGCAATATTAAGCGTTTTGTTCGGGAGACCACCTTTCGTAATCTTGTTGAAATACTCAAGGTCGAACTCGATTTTGTCCTCTTTCCTGTGGTATGACTCATACCGGGATTCATAGTCTTGAAGATAGTCATGACCTACATGCGTATCAAAAGAAACTGCTAAAGCATCAGAAAGAATAGTAGGAATAGCATCCCTATTCTTTTTCTCATCATTGCCATCAGCAATGTGAATAGACTCCATCAGTGCCAAGTAAATGGCACGATCTCTACACCACTTTTCTGTGGTCGAAATCAACCAGTCAAACTCTGTTGGTGCTTCTTCCAAAGCAGAAATCAACTGGGTAATTTCTTTGTAGTCACCATCAGTAATATCCTGACGTTTCTCTGTTTCAATACAGAGAATCTCTTTAGTAACTGGTTTGTTGTATTGTTCTACAAACTTAAGTATCTCTTCGTAGACAATTTTTTGACTACGATTCTCAAAGTAGTCTGCCTTGATAAACGGAACGACCTTACGGACATATTCTTCATTATGAAGTAGATTCCTTAGAATCAAAAACTCAACGTTGTCCATTATTTTTTGTAGATGAAATTTACCAACACTCTTGTATTCTCATTAGTACAGGTCATACCTGCATGAACAAGATTAGAATCAAAGACAACCATTCGGTTCTCGACTGACTTTACAAACTTTCCAGACCTAAACTTAGTTCCCCCATTATTAGTATTGATATACAACACTGCTGATGTCCAACCCTCGTCATCATGGTCTGTGTGATATCCTGTATCCCTTTTGAATAAAGTTTTAGGGTTCAGGTTTGCTTTTATTCTATGAAGATGCTTTGCTCCCAACTTTATGAGACTGCTCTCGTACATCTTAAAATGTGATGATGATGCTCCATGATGAGGAGGTCTTTCATCATAGAACATGTGAGTAAACTGATATCCACTAGAACCACCACGAAGACATTCATTATAATACCAAGGAATAAAAGAGTTCATCATTGATGACTGAATACTCTTAAATTCCTCTTCGGGTAAGAAGTTGTCAATAACTTCAACACCCATAACTAAATTCTTCCTTAGCAATCTGGTCCAGTTTCTCCATCACCTCAGGAGTAAAATATTGCTCTGGGTCTTTATAGATTGCTTTGGCATAGACTTTCTTGCCGTCTATCTCATAACGACCTGCCACGTTCTTCCAGAGACCGCCCAGTT